TACGCGACCGATTTGCTGTCCGACGAAGAGCAGTTTTCCATCTTTTATGCACGCGAAAACGACGAAATCCGGAGTATCGCAGCCTTCAAAGCAGGCGTGCAAATAGCGTGGCCAGACTTGGTTGTTGACTTCCGCTTGACCTAATGTGTACGGGGGGAGGGAAACCTCCCCTCACTTTTTTGTTCTCTTGAAACTTAAACCCCAAATACACATATGTCCTGCGCACTAACAACTGGTTACACACTCGGCTGCCGTGATTCAGTCGGTGGCATCAAAGCAATTTACGTCCAAAACTGGATTTCTACCGGGTCCTGCAACGCTAACCTTTCAGGTGCGGTTACGGGGTTCACCGGATACAATGCAAGCGGTTTTTTTGAATACGACTTGACCAAAGCCACGTCATCCATGACCGAAACTTTGAACGCAAGCATGGAGAATGGCACAATCTTCTACACCCCCGAAGTAACCTTCACCATCAACAAAATGCAAGTCGCAGTACGCAATCAACTCCGTTTGCTCGCTCGTAGTAAAGTCATCGTCATCGTTCAAGACAACAACAGTCGTTACTGGTTGCTGGGTGCTATAAATGGCCTTGAGGCAACTGCTGGAACCGCTGGAAGTGGTACTGCCTTTGGCGACCGAAACGGCTACGAAATAACGCTTTCCGGGATGGAGCCTGACCCGATGTTCCTAATCGAGTCAACAGTCTTTACACCATCGACTGCGCAGATACTCGGCTCGTAGTATCTTCGCATCAGGTTTTCATCACTGAGGTTTGAGAGGGGCAGTCAGCAATGGCTGCCCTTCTTATTTTTACCCCATGAAGATTTGTATCGTTTACAACGCCCATCCAACCGGGTGCAGTTTCTACCGCCTTGAAATGCCGAACGCATATTTGGGCGACAACTACCCGGAATTTGACTATGTGTGCGTTGAGAATATCACCACCATCAGCGACGAGGGATTGAAGTCCATTGACCTGTTCCTGTTCAGCCGGCTTTGGTGTCAGGGGACGATGGAGCAGGTGGAGAACGTCTACAAAGCCCTGACCCAATTCGGGGCCAAAGTCATCCTTGACTTGGACGACTACTGGGTGCTTGAATCGGGCCACATCATGTATCGCCACTATCACCAAACCAAACTCGCAGAGGTCATCCGTAAGCACATCAAATTGGCTGACTGGGTTACCTGTACCACCGAGCATCTTGCCTCTCGCATACGGCCTCTAAATGCGAATGTGAGCATTCTGCAAAACGAGCCATACGAAGCCTATCAGCAATTCATTCCCAACCCGGAGGAAGAACCCGACAAGCACCTCGTCAAGTTCGGTTGGTTCGGAGGGGCGCAGCACGGAGAGGACATGGAAATGCTCCGTGAGGGGATGCAGAAACTACGCTGGGACGCAAGCGTGGACGGCAAGTACAGGCTCTACCTCGGAGGGTGGAACGACAACAACCCCGTTTATGAGGGCTACGAAAAGATAATCAGCGACCAAGGGAACAACCCGAACTACGGACGCATTCAGGCTGCGGACATCTACTCCTACGTCGGGGGCTACAACTTTGTGAACGTTACCCTTGCACCTTTGAGGGACACCAAGTTTAACAAACTCAAGTCCGAGTTAAAGGTCGTCGAGGCAGGGTGGATGAACAAGGCAATTATCGCATCCGAAACCATCCCCTACACGGACGTAATCAAGCACGGAGAGAACGGGTTTCTTGTTCCTTACAACAAGCCCAAGGACTGGTACAAGTACATCAAGCAGTTAATCCTTGATCCCGACCTGCGTAAAGGCTTGGCTGACAACCTAACAAGGGACATCAAGAAGCAGTTCAACGTGGCTGAAACCGCCAAGAAGCGGGCCGAACTATACAGGCAGATTGGGCGCAAATTGTGAAATTCGGGGGCATCGCACATTTACAAGCAGATGCTTTACCTGAACCCTGACACGACCAACACCCTGACGGTTACTTGGACCGAGCGAGCCAGCACGGGGGACCGCTACATCTTGCGACTCACGAGCATTGCCAAGAACACCACGACCGATTTCACCCTGCTGAAATCTGCCAACCTTTCCAACTATACCAACCGCTATGACCAATTTTCGATTGCCGTGGGGTCGCTTGAAACAGGCTCGTATAAGTATGAAGTTTACGATACCAATAGCACGGTTGCCGCTGCTTTGGCGGTCGTTGAAACGGGCTTGGCATTTATACAAACCGCAACGATAGGCTTCAATACCTACGCCAATTCAATCAATTACAGCGTCTATGCCGGGGGCATATTCGACCCAACTTTTGACCAAACATTCAACTAATGAGCGTACAAACACGAAGCCAACTCCAAGCGAGTGCATTAACCATCACCAACGAAACCGTTGCTCAGGCCAACACCGCATCCCGTGTAGGCGGCCTATTCGACGACCTTGCAGACACCGCAACGCTTGACATCGAGCGTGGCTATGCTTCGGTTGCTACGGCTGCTGATAGGTCATTTGTAACGACCAATAATACTGCTGCCAAATTACTGATTACAACAGGCAACAACATTCTATCAACCAACAACTTTTCGAGAGTTGCAACAAGTGCGGGGCCATCAATCACCTACACGGGGACGCTATCCGCTGCAATTAGGGTGAGTGCAAATCTAACTTTTTCGGGGGCAAATGGCGATGATTACGCTTGGGCTATTTACAAAAATGACGCACAAATCGGCTCGTCTGAAGCACGAGTTACTTTGAGCCATACCGAAGGCCATCAAGTAGTTTTGGAAACCTTTTTGATAGCAAATACCAATGATGAATTTTCAATCTATGTAACTTCAATTGATGGTGTTAGGACGATTACCATCTCATCCATCAGTTTTAATGCTCACACGCTATGAGTAATAAATCTACTCAACACTTCACCCAATGGCTTGGGATAGAGCATAAGGTCCCCGTGATGCTGGAGAACAGGTCCGGCAAGTACATCACCTACGGCTTTGCCAACGAATACCCTTATTACCTCCTTGACAACTATCGCAGGAGCAGCAAGCACAACGCTATCGTCAACGGCAAGGTGAACTATATCATGGGCGGAGGCTGGCAGGCAGGCGACAACCTGACCGTAGAGCAGCAGGCCCGGTTCATCAAGTTTTTCGATGGAATGTCAAGCACGGAGGACCTGAACGATATCACCGAGAAACTGGTTCTTGACTTAGAGATTTTCAACGGCTTTGCGGTCGCAGTTACTTGGTCCAAACTTGGGACCATCGCCAAGATGGAGCACGTCCCGTTTGAGAAAATCAGGGTGGACAAGGAAGAGAAGATGTTCCAAGTTGCTGACTGGTACAACGACGATATGATGCAGTTGTTCCCCAAGGTCGGGGACATCGAAAAGATTCCTGCATTCGACCCGGAGAACCGCCTCGGAAAGCAGTTGTTCTACTATCGGGTGTACGCAGCAGGCGTGAAGCACTACCCTCTCCCAGAATACATCGGAGGGAACGCTTGGATTGAAGCAGACGTGCAAGTGGCTAACTTCCACAACAACAACCTACGCAACAACTTTTGGGGCGGTTACTTGATCAACTTTAACAACGGCATCCCGACCCCCGAAGAACAGGGCGACATCGAAAGGCAAATCAAACGCAAGTTCAGCGGTACGGATAACGCTGGTCGCTTCGTTGTAACCTTCAACGACGATGCAGCCAAGGCCCCGACACTTGAACCGCTCACTCCGAGCGACATGGATAAGCAGTTCGAGATATTGAACAAGGCTATCCAGCAAGAGATATTCATCGCACACCGTGTAACGAATCCACAATTATTTGGGGTGAAAACCGAGGGCCAATTGGGTGGACGCAACGAATTGGTCGAAGCCTACGAACTATTCAAGGCGACCTACGTCAACGACCGGGTGCAGAAGGTCGAAAGAATGATAAACTACTTGGGGTCTTTCAACGGTGTGGAAGGCATGGAGTTGATTCCTACCAACCCCATCACGGAGCAGTTGAGCGAACAGGCTCTCCTTCAAGCCATGACCCCCGCAGAACTGCGTGAGAAAGCAGGCTTGCCACCGATTGAAATCAAGACCGAATCAAGCGTCCAAGATGTTATTACGGCTATCAATTCACTCTCTCCGTTGGTTGCCAACAAGGTCTTGGAATCCATGTCAGCCAACGAAATTAGAGCCTTGGTGTCCTTGCCTGCAAAGGCAGAGGGTTCGGGTCTTGCAGGAGCAACTGCAGCCGTAGAGGTCAGCCCTGAACCTACTGCACCGCAAGGCTTGGCATCAAACGACAACATCAAGAAATTATCGGGCAGGGAGTATCAAAACCTGATGCGAATCGTCAGGCAGTATATGCAGGAGAAAATCACGCTGGAGATGGCTCGGACCATGCTCTCGGCTGGATTCGGTCTGTCAGCCCAAGAGATTGACACGATGCTGGGCGTTCAGTCCCAAGAGTTCAGCGAACCTCAATGGGGCCAAGATGACGACGAGGACTACGGCTGGGGCGAGGAAGAGTTCAAGGTCTTGGAAGTGGTTGCAAGCAAGTTCGGATGCCATGCCGACGATTACCACGTCATGCACTCCAAGCCGATGCGGTTTGACACCAACATCGACGAAAACATCCGCTTGGCCTTTGCCGAACTGGGCGAAGAAGAGAAAGAACTGGACCTGAAGATTGAAGCCTACCGCAAGAAGAACCGGGAAGCCAGCGTTGAAGAAATGGCAAAGGAGTTCGGGGTCAGCAAAGCCAAGGTCGCCAAGCGAGTCGCCTACTTGATAACCAAGGACCGCTACCCAATCAGCAGGGCCGTGGACAAGATTGCCGAGCAGAACCTTCCAAAGAACGTGAAGGAAGTTGCAGAGCCTGTACTGGAGGTCCGCTACAAGTACGCATGGGCCACAGGTTTCAGCAACAAGGACAAAGGCTCCAGCCGTGAGTTCTGCAAGGTTATGCTTGACTTAGCCGGGCAGGGCAAGGTTTACACCCGTGAGGACATCGACGGGATTTCTGCAATCATGGGATATTCCGTTTGGAATCGCAGAGGCGGTTGGTATCACACGCCCAGCGGAGTGAACAGGCCACAATGCAGGCACGTATGGGAACAGCAACTCGTTATCCGTAAAGGCAATAAAATCACGAAGGCATGAAGGCACTATTCATAAGCGAAGAAACGCTGCTCGACAATAGCATCATCAACGAGAACGTATCATATACGCAGATACGCCCAACGGTCATCAAGGTGCAGGAGATGCGGATTCAGCCAATCGTTGGCTCTCCGTTGTATGGGGAATTGGTTACGCAGGTCGTCAGCGGTTCAACCTCTGCACTCAACCAAACGCTGCTGGAGGATTACATCCAGCCGGCTATGATTCAGTGGCTCTACTACGAGTTGCCGATGGTCCTTGCGTTTAAGTACATGAACAAAGGAATGGTTCGGAGAACAAGCGAAGAGTCCTCCCAAATGAGCATGGAAGAAATCACAAGGCTGACCGACAAAGTGAAGAACGATGCCGAGTGGTACTCCGAACGCATTACCCGCTACCTCATGGAGAACCGCAATTCATACCCCTTGTGGAACTCGCCTCCGTCTGCGTTGGATACCATCTACCCGAACGCTACGAACTATCGAACCGGGATGGTCTTGGACCGCAACCGAAGGATGGGAATCAGCAACCTTGACTACCCCTACCCCTACGGTCAATTCGGGGCGTGTAATGACTGCTGACGATGGGTGCACATAAAAAAAACATACTGAAACTGCAGACTTATGTCATGGATAAAAATCAAGCAAGCCCTGCTGGACCTTGCAAATGCTCATCCTCAGGTCAACTCCTTCGGGACGGGCGACCCGCTTGCGGTAGGAACGGACAACACCATCAACCTGCGAACCCCAAGCCGTGAGCGCATCGTCTATCCGCTCGTTTTTGCGGACGTTCAGTCTGCAAATACTGACGCTGGCACTTTGGACTTGGTGGTTGGGGTATATTTTAGTGATAGAGTTGAGTCCATTAAGCCGATGGGCGGAGTGGTTTCAGGCAGCCCTACGCTGGGTTGGCAGGACAACGAGGACGAGGTCCTAAGCGACCAACTGCAGATAGCACAGGACTTCATATCATCGCTTACAAACGACCCAAGCGAGGATTGGACCCTCTCATCCAGCGTTTCGCTTACACGCTTTGTAGAGAGCCGGGACGACCGCACGGCAGGGTGGCAGGCGACGATGACTTTTGAAATCCCTTACGGCCATTCAGTTTGTGAAATTCCAAGTTAAAAGACATTTACAATTAAACGCTAAAAAATGCCTACACCCATATTGCAACAAATGCTCGGCCAAGGTGGTACGATGGAGTTTATCAATGGATCCGTTACCGGCAAGAACTACGACTTCCTTGTAGTCAACACTGCTGCGACCTTCACAACCCTTACAGGAACTGGAAGCGAGAACCTTCTAACCGCTTACAACTTTTCGGGGGCTTCTATTTCCGCTGGTATCGTGATAAGCGGTCGCAACGGAGGCAAGATTACGGCCGTTACTCCAAGCGCAGGTTCAGTCATCGGTTATACCTTCCTGTAATGCTTATTGGATACGGCTACGGCTACCCGACATCAATGCTCCAAGGCGGAGTCGCTGCTGGGGTGTGGGCCTTGTTCAACGCAAG